TGCGGGCTTGCATAGTTCAAAAGACTGGGCGACATTGCACGATCACCCAAGTCTGTGACTGTGGTGCCTGTGTAAGTGATGTTGAAGCTGTTGTAGCTGTTGCTGTTTTGTTGGCGTACCACTGACCAAGCACCTGTGATCACAATCCTGCAAAGTTCAGGTCCGTAAGTTTGGCCAGTATCAGGATCTGTGTAACTTGTAAGTTCATTGCCAACTACAGCAATGGGCCAGTTTTCTGCACGTAAATGCAACGTACCACCAGAGAGCGGATTGGGATGACCCAGGCTGAGTCCAAAAGTGGCACCATCGTTGTAGCCGGCTTGGCTGTAACGCCATAGACCTGCATCAATCACAGTTAAACCTGTGTTGGCAGTGAGTTCTGCTGAACCTGAAAAGGGTGTGACAAATGTAGGCATGCTTTATTTATAGAGAACAAAAAGCCCCTTGCGGGGCCGTTACTTACTGTTGACTCACAAACTTATTCAGCTTTTCAGCTTCTGCTATAATGTCAGTAGTGCCGGGAAAGTCTGGCATTGTGGGGAAAGATACAGAATCACGATTCTCTTCAGTGAGTTTGGAAAGAAATTCTTCTCTTAGAGAATCACGTTTTTGATATACTGGTTCGTATAAAGAATCTTTGGCCAGTTTTAACAGTTCGAGACGAATCTCGTAAGGTGTTTTGCTCATAGTTTTCTCCTTGTGTGAATGTGTGTGTTGAAACACGAGCATGTTTATTTATAAGAAAGCCCCCAACGGGGCTTTTTTCTTATCTTGCAAAACGCAGTATATCTGCTCGCAGTTGTTCCACGGGATCTATACTTTCTGCAACAGCAGCCGGCAATGGCTTGAGAGAATTAGCATATACACCTCGAGTTTCTCCACTGTCAAATTTTACTTCAACAGCACCTGGGTAAAGGTCTTTGACTACTACACCGTCTTCAACTGCACCTCGTGGAGAAGTAAATTGTACACGATCGCCAGGCTTGAATTCAGGTGCGGCAGCTTCTGACATACCTTGCCGTACAGCAGCTTTCAACTCTGCTAGTGCTTCCGCTGCTGTATCAAATCCCACAGCATCGTAGCTGCCGTCGTACAGTTTAACATAGTACTGCCCATTGCCGGGACTGGCTTCTGCATCCGTGCCAATCTCGCCAATGGGCTTGCCGCCACGTTTGACGATTTTTATGGTCCGATCACCTGCATGGCGCATGACGTCAGGACGGGCTTCCGTGACACCTTGCGTTTGTCTAGCAATTGTGACTTCTGTTGAATTGTTAAACTGTCCGCCACTTTGTTTAATTATGTCAAGGATTTGTTTGTATGCGGCTTGAGCAGTCCGGCCACCTTCAAAACTCTGAGATATAATTTCAATACCTATACCATTTCCTTCTACGGCATCGTCTCTTTCTATCTGGTATGCTGTGCCAATTTTGTTTTGGATTGTTTTGACTACAGATTGATCGGGACACAACACTTCAATGGCAAATGCCACTGGGTCTTTGCCGCCAAGCATTTGGTTTGCTTTGTAAGGCGTTGTTTTTATCTTGTTAAATTCTCCCGAACCTTCCGCCACACCTTGCTGACCTGATAATTCAGCAGCTTGTTTTAGTGCTTGCTGATATATCTGTTTTGCTTTTATTTCACCAAGAGATTTTAGTTTTGATTTTACTGCGGAACTAAGATCAGCAAATTTGGGATTTGCATTGTTGAGTGACTGATAGTTCATGATCTCTCCAACTACGCGATCCACGAAAGTACCACTGGTATCTTTACCCAAGCCTTCCGCCACACCCGGAGCAGCGGCTACAGCAGCACGGCTTTCTGTTAGCTCTTGACGTGTTGGGCCAGTGGTGACCTCAGCAAATTGGTCCATTAACCGACGTAGCGTGGCTGCGTCTTGATCGGGCACTAGCACAGGTTTGATTGTCATTGGGGAGTTCCTTGGTTCGGTTGTGTTATTTAGCGTGGTACGCTTTTAATGCTGCTGCGATTTTTGCTTTTGTTTCAGGACTACGCTTTGCCCCTGTCTGCGATTGTACTCTTTTTGCCAATGCTTCTGGATCCCACTTATAAGGCTTTGCAGCTTTAGTTGCACGTATCTTTGCTTTTTGTTCTTCACTCATCGGGACACCTTTGTTATGTGCTACTTGTTTTCCTTTCTTAGCTTCGCTAATTTTACGTCTTGTTTCTTCTGATACAATTGCTCCAAATCGAGGATTATTTTGACCTTTGTGGGTGTCTGAATTTTTTCGTCGATGTTCGTCAGATTGTATTCTGCCTTTATTTTTTCCTATATTACTTTTTCTAATTTTTTCTTTTTGAGATTCGCTCTTTGGTTTACCTTTGTGATAGTCACTAATCTTTTTATTAGATTCTTCAGTCGGAATAATGTATCCTGCCACGTTCTGGTTTATCCAACGTTTGTCGTGTAATACTTTACAACGGCGTAATACTTTAGTTTCCCAAGCTACTGCTTGTTCTTTAGTCTCAAAAACTTTACGTACTTCTACATCAAAACTGTCTTTGCCAGTTTCCTCAATAAGTTTTTGAACATTAGGACTACTTGTAAAATATTGTTTCCATAAGTCTTCTTGCGGATCAACTTTGTTAGCAGATCTAAATCCGTAATATACTTTACCAGTAGGACGATGTTTGATTAGATAGGTGTATGGTTTCATATTGTTATTTAGTTTGTAATAGCGATCTCACTCAATTAGTATAACATTTTTAAGAAATTTAATCAACAAAAAACCCACCGAAGTGGGTTTCTTGCTTTTGCTTATAACTAATTTGTGGATTAGCTGAAGCTCAAATTACTTACGGCTATTTCCCCCACATAATCTCCGGCGTTACCGAAGCTTGATGCTGTGTTAGTGAGCTCGATATACCCATAGCGAGTCATAAAGCTAACTACTGGTTCAAATGTTGATGGATCTAGAACAACACCGCTGCTCATCAAAGGAATGTATGGGCAGTAGAACGCTGCTGCGTCTGCTTCCGACGAACCTTTGTAACCAACTAGAACAGGTGTGCTATCACTAGCGTAGCTGTCAACGAACACACGCATTGCACCGTTCAATGTACCAACAAACTTAGTGTTTGTAGGTGCTTCGAATGTACCTTCTGTGGTACGTGCAAATGCACTTGTTGTTGCTGACTGAAGAACAGTCAAGCTGGCTGGAGAAACAACAGCCCAGTTACCTGCACCACGACGTGTGCGTTGTGCAATCAGGTTAGCAACACGGTTGATCAGAACAGCTAAAGCAGCATGTTCGTCACCAACGAATGTGGCAGTACCACTAACAGTAGCTTGGTTGTATGTAAACTCAGTTGTTGCCAACGAACGCAGGCTCAACAGAATCTCTTGGTCAATTTCAGCTGTAATTTCTTGAGCCAAAGCTGCCATGATTTCGGCTTCTACGTCGATACCATGCATGGCTTGTGCGTCTTGAGCAGCTTCAAAAGTCCAACGAGCTTGTAGCTTACGTGTCTTAGCTTCAACAGCTTGCTTCAAGATCTGTACGCTGATCTGACGACCACCGTTGCCTTCAAGTGTTGCTGTCTGTGCACCGGCATAACCTTGTGCAGCAGTTTGTGTTGTTGCAGCGTTATCAGCACCACGGGCGCCTGCTGAGTAAGCAGTAGCGATCTTGAATGGTGACAGTGCTTCTTCACCAGCTACAACTGACGTTGCTGCTGCTGATTGGTCTGTCATTGTGCTGGCATAACGTACACGCAGAGTGTGGATCTGACCAACTGGGCCAGTCATTGGCTGAACACCAACCAACTCGTTAGCGATAACAGTTGGCATAACTCGACGGATAACAGGCAGAATCACACGGTTTAGTGTGGCGATGTTGCCTGATACAGTTGAGCCAGCACTTGCGTTTTCTTTCAAGTACTTGCGAGTGTTTTCTAAGATAACACTCATTGTGTTGCGACGGCTGCCTTTCAGACCTTCCATAAGGGCTTCTTTGGTTTCGTCCCAACGGCCTTCTAATAGTGCTTGTGACATTTAAGTCTCCTTTAATTAAAGACCTGCCAGGCGCTTGATGTCGATCACGTTGGAACGGTCTTCTTCTTCTGCGGCCTTGACGGTTTTATCACCAGTTACTTCACGAAC